TATTCTCCTCCGGAACTTAATTCATATATTCTAATCTTATTTGTATATCCTAATTTTTTTAAACAATCTTCCCATTTAATAGGAATTCTTGTTTGATAACAACTTTTTAATAATACTTGAAATTCTAAAAATAATGTAATAAACATTAATTCTTCTTTTTTTCCTATTATATAAGGAATTCCCTTAGGCAATGTTTTTAAATCTTCATCGGTTTCTACTAAAAAAATAGTAGGAAGATTTACTTTTTTACTTAAAATTTTTTGAATCATTTGTTATTATTTTTAATTATTATTTTTAATAATTCAAGATATTCTACATCTTCATCTTTTTTAATATTTAATATATCTATAGGTGAGGTAATTTTAATAGTTAAATAAGGTAAAAGTATATCATTGTACGGTGAGTCTAATCCTGATCCTATTTGATTTATTGCTTTTTCTATACTTCTAGGTGTATTATAATTCCAACAATCGTGCTCAAATTTTTCTTTAGATATTAAAGTACATAAATGATCACTTATTTTATATGGCATACCATATTTGTCATTTAAATAATCTTTAAATTCTTTTGCTGAAAAGTGTAAGTCATATCTAATAAATCGTTCTTTAATTTGTGGTGTTATATTAATCAATCCTTGAGGATTAGATGCAGCAACAATCATAATATCTGCCAAAGATGCTCCTGAAGGAAGTTTTCTATCTTCTAAAATATTAAGAAAAGCATCTAATGTTTGTTTTAGAGTACCGTTGAACACTTCATCTATAAAAAGAATATCTCCATCTTTTAAAGAAGAAAGCTCATAACTATCAAAAACATCTAATTTAGATGTAGATGAATTAGGCATTACCATTCCAGCAACTTCGTTAGGCATTCTTTGACTTAATGTTAATTTTAACATATTAACATGTTTACTTTGTGCAAATTCTTTAATTGTAACAGATTTTCCTGTACCAGGATTTGACATAAATAAAGGAACTGTAGTTTTCCTTAATGTAGGATTTTCATAGGTTTTTTCTAAAATATCTAAAATTTTATTTTTCATGTTTTAAATAAATAATTGTTTTTGTTTTAAATAATTTTCTATAATGCCTAGTCCATATTTTTGTCCTAAAGATGCCCAATCTTTAATACCTTCTTTTAAATATTTACGAGGAACATTAATGTAATTAAAATCAAATAATTTAGTAATTTGTTGAGAATTAGTTACACCAGTAACATCGCTATCGAAAGATAGATATTGTTTTTTTGAATTAGATTTTAAAAATTCTATATTTTCTGGAGAAAAACAAGCAATTCCTTCATTTTGAACTGCACAACTGCAAGGAAATACTTTTTTAATCATCATGTGATCTTTTTTACTTTTATTGACAAATGCTGTATTACAGTTTATTATATTTTCTTTACCATCCATAGTAGTAATAGGAACATTATTAGGAACCCATTTATTTTTACGATCAGCAAAAGGACGATATATTTTCCAATGTCCATCATAAAAGTAACCAAATCTCAATTCAGTATCATTTATAGAAAATAGTTGTTTATTTAAATATACTTTTTTTATAGAATATACATTATTATCTTTTAAATCTTGGATATCCTGATAATATTGATTCCAATAATTAAGTTCTTCTTTTGTAAATTTTCTAGTAATTACTTGGATGAGAGAATATTTTTTACTTTCTACAGGTTGTTTATATTCAGAAATAATTCTTTTATATTCTCCTTTATTACTTTCTGAACAGATACCTAATCCAAAGTCTCTATCTATAAGTTTAAGAGTTTCATTTAAATTTTTTAAATTAAACAACATTTGTACAAAATCAAAACATCCTCCTCTTTTACTTGTATCAGCAAAATCAATAAATGATATATGTTCATTTTTATCACCTATTAAAAAAGATTCATGTTTTTCGTTTCTAAATGGAGAAAAAGTTACAATGTTTAATTTCCATGATTTATTAGGCATATAAAAATGAAATATATCATATTCACTAATTTTAGTTAATATATTCTCTATAGAAATATTTTTACGTTTTTTACCTGTAATCATAATAAAAATAAAGCCCCACCATTTCTGATGAGGCTTTTGTTGGTTTTTCAATTATTAATAATCATCTCCTTCTTCAGAAATTACTTTATCTGAAGCAACTAAATTATCATCTGTATTATATTCTTTCAAATCTTTAAGTAAATAAAAATCTTTACATCCATATTCTCCTGTTATTTTAACTACAAATCTTTCTATAGGTTTTAAATCTTTAGATTTTTTATTTTGTAATTTAATTAAAACGCCATCATTTTGATAATTTACAAGTCTAAACTGTTTAAGACAATATTCAGGAAGAAATGCTCCATTATAAATGGATTGATATTCTTTAGTTTCTTCTTCTTTAATTACTGTTTTTACAGTAGCTAATGCAACAAAAGAAGTAGCCCATTCTCCATCAATCTGTTCTTTTAAATCTTTTAAATTTCCTTTCATAAGTTTTTTCCAATCTAATTCAAGAGTTGTTTCATTATCTCTATAATCAAGATTTCCTAACCAGGTTCTTAAAAAATTATAAAAATCTTCTTCACCAGATTTAGCTGTACGATATTCTCTTTCAATAAACCATTTAGGAAGATTCTCAGGAACATCTGCCCAACTTGTAGTTCCAACATTATTAATATATTGTTTTTTAGTACTTTCCTTATTATCTTTTTCCTTATCTTCTAAGAAAAATGTTACTGGACACAATAGTCCTGATTTTTCTTCTTTTATCCAAAAATTAATTCTTAAATTAGGATTACCATCTTTTGATGTTCCTAAATAATCTGTAGCTTTACTATCATCAGATAAGTCAATTCCTAACACATCTTTGTATTCTTCTTTATCAGGATTAATAGCTATTACTTTTCCTACAAAAAGTCCTACACGTTTTACATTGTCAAAATTTTGTTGTTCTTTTTTTTTGCCTCCAATTGTTCCCATTTTTTTCTAGTTTTTATTTGTTAATTATAATATTTATTTACTTGATCTACAACTAATTGTAAATTATTTGGTATTTTAATTTCATTAAACATTTCATCAGGACTTTTTGCAGGATATTTTTTATATCTATTTGTTAAAAAATTATAAGAACATGTTCCATCTTTTAATTCTTCAACATATGTATATAAACATACTGTAAACAATCCTTCTAAAGTAATTTGATTGTCTAACATTTTTCCTGAAGTTTTTATCTTATACCCTATAATTTCTCCACTATCCTCAATTGACTCATGATGAGAAACATAAAAAATTATTAAATCATTTCTTAATTTACGAGCTTCTCTAAATAAATCTACCATATCTTTAGCAAGAACAGTAAATTTTGTATATCCCATTTCGCTAGCTTTATCAGCCATACGAAAAGCCATCATATAATTACTATCTTCAATAACTATATTTTTAATATGAGGAGCTTTATCAGAAATAGTTTTTAAAAGTCTTGTAATATCAGTGATATCATCTATTTCTTTATAATTCTTATTCTCTATATTATACAACTTTTCTGATCCTTTAAAAGGAAGTTCTTTTTTTGCTGTATTAATAATGTAAGTCTCTTTTGAATCAAGATATTTGATAGAAGTAGACTTACCAGTTCCCGTAGCACCTACAATTCCAATTAATTTACTTGCCATAATTTTTTTATTACAAATTTACATTTATTTATTTATATTTCAAAATGTATTTTATTTTCATCTAACATAGATAAAGCTTCTTTAAGTTTTTTTAATTCAGGAGGTTCGTTTAAACATAATATATGTAAATCTGCAATTTTACCATTATAATCTAATTTTATTGCTCTATTTAAAATTTGAGAGGTTTCTTCTGCATTATATGTAAAATTTAATAATATAACACTATCTAAATTTTTATATGTTACACCTACTTTACCCATTGCTGCGAGAGCTAAACAATTATATTTTTCTTCTTGAAACAATTTATAATTGTCATCATTTTTAGATTTCTTGTGATAGGAAGGAATTCCTATATTATCTGCCACTTTACACAATCCTGTAAAAACAATAACTCTTTTATTTGTAAGAGTTTTTAAAAGAGTTTTTAAACAATTTAATTTTCCTATAGAAGAAAGAGAAAGTCTATTTCTAGAAAGACTTAAATGCATATAATTTGTTTTTTCTCTTTTTAATTTTTCTATTACATATGTATAATCATCATATCTTTTCTTTTCTGTTTTTTCTTTTCCTTTCTTATCTTTTATTTTTATAATATTATCTAAATTTACTTGATGTATTGTAATTTTATAATCGGCAAGAATTTTATCAGCAATTCCTTCTTCTGTAGTATATTTAGCAATTTCTTGCATATTCCAACAATTCTTAGTTTCATCACTAATGGTTCCTGAAAGCCCTAATGTATATTTGCAATTATTTATTATTTGATGAGCGTATACTGTTTCATTAACACTACACGCATGAAATTCATCAATTATAAAGATATCGAATTCAAAATTTGTAAATTTTTTTAAAGAACTAAAATTAACATATGTTAAATTAGGATTGGTATAATTCCATAATTTACATTCTTCTTGCCATGTTTCTTTTAATTTATTATCTGGATAGGCTATTAATACGGTAGTATGTGCTGGTAATAGTTCTTTAAGAACATCTATTGATACTTTACATTTTCCAAACCTCATTGCTAAATTAAAATACCCCGATGAATAAGATTTAAAAAAACTTATTCCTTTTTTTACCATATCTTTTTGTAAATCATCTTGTTTACTCATAATAGTTTTATTATTTTACCTTCTTTATCATATAAAATATTAATACCAAATTTACAATCATAATATTTAATAATATTATCAATTATTACATTATTTATACCTCTCCACATTTGTATAAAATTAACAAATTCTGTAAACTCTAAAAATAAAGAATATTTTTCTTTATTAAATTTTTCTGTATAGTATTCATATAAAAGAAGTAAAGAAGGATTGCTTCTTATTGTAAGATATTGATTTTTGGTCATTTATTTTAATTATTAAAGTTACTGCCCAAAATAACCATTCTGCATTAATTGCTATATACTTATCGTGTACGTCAACACTTTTTAATATTACTAATGAAGGAATAATTATCACTTGCCAAAAACTATCCTTTTTACTAGGTAGTGTATTATATGTTTTTATATTCATGATTTTATTTATTTATTCTAAAAAATAATTATAATTGAAAAGATTATTATAATCAAACTCTTCCATAAATTGTTTTTTTGGAAGTTCTTTAAAAATACCAGTAACTCCCATAAAAGCCATTCCACATCTTATTGAATCTTCTCCATATGTATTTTTAAGAATTTTTACACTTCTAAAAAAGTTTGCTCCATTAGAACCATCAATAAAATTATTAACATTATAAGAAGGATCTGTTGTTTTAAATCTTATTGGATCAAATAAACTAATAACAACATCACTATCTTCTCCAGGTCTTCCGCTTTCTTTAACATCATCTAATGTAGGTTCAAAACTATCCATTTTTTGATAAATAGGATTAGATAAATTTCTTGTAAGTTGACTTATAGGAACAGGAGCATATCCATAAAAATCTCTAAATAATTGATTATATTCGCTAACCTTATCTATTGCTTCTTTTTTATAAGACATTCCTTTTTCTAATTTTGTTAACCCTAAGTGATCTTCTAATATAATTACTATTTTATCAGGATTATCTGGAATATATACTTTTTTATATTCACTAATTTGTTCAGTAGTTCCGTTAAGTTCTGCATATTCTTTTATATATTTATATATTCCAGTAGGATTTTGAGCACCTTCAATTATATCTACAATAGATAATAATTCATTCATATAATCTTCATACATTAAAAATAAATCATGTTCATCTTTATTTAATTTAGTTTCCCACCATCCTAATAATTTTGCAATAGGAATTAATATTCCGTGATCAAGAAATATCTTTCTACTAATCCATTTGGCAAGGGTATATACTTTACTTCTTTCCATAGAAAAAAGAAATATTTTTAAATCTTGATTTTTATTTTTCATATAAACATCAAAAGGATTTAATATGTATGCAGATTGAGCATATGCAGATTTACCAGAACCTGTAGATCCAAATATTAAATGCATTTGTTTTTTCCTAATTCCTATATATTTATTTAATCTATCAAATCCCATAGAAATGCCATTATTCTTTCCTTCTATTCCTTTATCTACTTCTTTTTTTAATATATCAAAGCTCATAAATCATTAATTTTTTAAATTTTAAACATCTGTTCCTCCTGAAACATCTACTGTAGATGGATTTAAAGGCTCTTTAATTAGTTCAATGAATGGCTCAAAAGTATATTGATTTAAATATGTTAAACTATTCCTCATAAAAGACATTCTGTTTGAATTAGTTTTTATTGAGGTTTCTTTTTTTTGAGTTACTTCAAAAATGAGAGATTTAATAAGATCATCTGTATTATACTTTCCTTCCTCTATAATTTTATTAAATTTAATCTTACATTCCTCTTTATTTACTCTTAAACTTCTGCTTCCTGCAAAAGTTTTATTTTTATAAGTAAATGTATCAGTTCCAGGATATGATTTCCACCATTTTTCAAAATCTTCTTCAGAAACAATATTTTTTCTTACAATTTTTGTATAATTTTTTTTAGAAATAAATTTTAATAATTCATGT